ATTGTTTTTTTGTTTTAATATTGGTTGCCATACACGTTCTCCGACTACAGTATTTATGCGTAGATAAATACTTACGTTATGCCAAGACTGAGCTTATATAAACCCGAAAAGGGAAAAGACTACGAATTCCTAGACAAAACCATAACTGAAATGTTCACAGTTGGTGGTACAGATGTCCACGTTCACAAATACCTAGGTCCTAAAAATCCGGATCTAGCAGATGCCACTTCTGATAAGCCTAGATACGATGCAGTAAAAGAAACCAATATACAAGACATGCTGTTTCTAGAAAACAGAGATAGAAAATATGATCCTGACATCTATGTTATGCGGGGAATATACAATGTTTCAGACGTAGACTTTGATATGAGTCAGTTTGGATTGTTCTTACAAAATGATGTAGTTTTTATGACTATACCTATTAATTATAGTGTAAAAACATTAGGTAGAAAAATAATGCCAGGTGATGTTATAGAAATACCACACCTAAAAGATGAATATGCACTAAATGATTTTAGTGTTGCACTGAAAAGATTTTATGTTGTTGAAGATGTAAATCGTGCAAGTGAAGGATTTTCACAAAGTTGGTATCCGCATTTGTATAGGGTAAAAATGAAACAAATTGTTGACTCGCAGGAGTTCAAGGACATACTAGATTTACCTACAGAAGAAGGTTCTTCACAGACTCTTAGAGATGTGTTATCTACATATGAAACAGAGATGCAAGTTAACAATGCTGTGTTACAACAAGCAGAAGCTGACACAGCCAAATCAGGATATGATACAACAAATCTTTATACGTTGCAAACAGATGAAAGAGGGCAAACAGAGCTGGTTACTACTGATATAACAAGTTTAGATGCAAGTACACAAAATGAATTAGCAGATAGAATTAACCAGACACCAGATAGATCAGGATATGATGGTTATTTGATAGGAGACGGAATACCACCAAATGGAGAATCATTTGGTACTGGAATAAGTTTTCCTACTACACAAGCCAAAGGCGATTACTTTTTACGTACAGACTTATTACCAAATAGATTATTTAGATATGATGGAACAAGATGGGTTAAGATGGAAGACGCAGTGAGAATGACTATGACTAATACTGATACAAGAAATACATTTAAATCTGGATTTATAAACAACACAGCAACCAATCAAATTGCTGGTGAAACTGTAACAGAAAGACAAAGTTTATCACAAGCACTTAAACCAAAGGCAGATAATTAATGCAACATTTTTACGATGGACAAATTAGAAGATATATTACGCAATTAATTAGATTGTTTAGTAATTTTTCTTACAAAGATGGAGAAGGAAAACTGACTCAAATTCCTGTCATGTATGGTGACATCACTAGACAAGTAGGACACATATTGAGAGATAACAGTGAAAATAAAATTCCATCTGCTCCTAGAATGGCAGTTTATATAACTGGCTTGGAACAAGATAGAACAAGGACTGCTGATTCTTCGTTTGTACACAAAGTTCATCTTAGAGAACGTGCATATGATAGTTCAAATAAAGAATATCTTAATACACAAGGAAAAAATTATACTGTAGAAAGAATTATGCCTAGTCCATATACACTTAATATAAATGTTGATATATGGAGCACTAACACAGAACAAAAATTACAAATTATGGAACAGATATTAATGCTGTTTAATCCTAGTTTGGAGATTCAAACAACAGACAATTACGTAGATTGGAGTAGTTTATCTGTTGTTGAATTGACTTCTGTAAGTTTTAGTAGCAGAACAATTCCTATTGGTACAGAGTCTGAAATAGACATAGGACAGCTGAGTTTTACTACGCCAATTTATTTGAATTTACCTTCCAAAGTAAAAAAATTAGGTGTAATAACAAGTGTTGTGATGAGTATTTTTGATGAATCAAAAGGAACTATAGACTTAGGTAATAGCACACCGCAACTAATGGCTTATTCAGATGCTGAACAAACTCATCCTAAAATGGACAAAGCAAATGACAGAACTGTAACAATGGGTATAGCCGCAGGTGCAACAACTTACAAAGACTATGATATACTTGTAATGAATAACATTGCACAAATTGTTGATAGAGGTATTGTAGGAAGCATTCAGTGGGACGTCATTACAGAAGCATTACCTGGAAATTTTAGGACTGGGTTATCTCAAATACAACTAAAAAGAAAATTACTTGAAGGAGAAACAGGAAGTATTAGTGTCAATGCCAGTGTAGCAATCAATGAATTAGACAGAAGTAAATTAATTCTTACATATGATGCTGATACTATTCCTACAAACACTGATTTGAATTCACCAAGCGGACGTAACAACACAGGATCTGTTGATTATATTGTTGATCCTTTAAAATTTAATCCTGCAACTGCAAAAACTGCCGGGTTAAGATTATTATTATTAGGTGCAATTAATACTAGTACAAACGTTGGTGGATTAATGACTTATGGTCAAGATCCTTCAGACGGAAGTAGTCAAGATCCATATGATGGCCCAGATGCATGGAAAAACACAGACGGATCTGATTTTGTAGCTGGTGAGAATGATGTAGTTGAATGGGATGGTGCTAAATGGTATATAGTTTTTGATGCTAGTGAGGATCCCGGAACCACAACCAAGTATTTAACTAACCTAAATACAGGTGTCCAATATAGATGGACTGGCTCAGAATGGATACTTTCATTCGAAGGCGAGTATCAAAAAGGCACTTGGCGACTCATTTTTTAAGTAAATATTTTCATGAGTGAAGAAATTATTTGTAGTGGTGCCCTCTTCTATTGTCTAAAAAGCAAAAGATTCTTATTATTACATAGGACACAAAGCAAACAAAAAAATGTATGGGGATTAGTTGGTGGAACTAACGGAAAAAACGAATCTCCCTGGCCAGCATTACAGCGTGAAATAAAAGAAGAAATTGGTAAGCTACCCGAAATAGTTAAAACAATTCCGCTTGAAACTTTTGTAAGCACAGATTCTAAGTTTCATTTTCACACTTATCTTTGTGTAGTTAAGGATGAATTTTTACCTGATCTAAATGAAGAACATGACGGCTATGCTTGGGTAAGTTTTGGTAAATGGCCCAAGCCTTTGCACATGGGATTAAGAAACACATTACAAAACAAAACTAATCAAACAAAACTACAAACAGTTTTTGATTTAATAGGATATCTAGAAAATGAAACGAATTAAAGATATAACCATAGTAGGTGGTGGTTCAGCGGCATGGTTGGCCGCTGTATATATACAAAATAATTTTTGGGACTTGCCGGTCACAGTTATAGATAAAGAAATAGGTAATCCTATAGGAGTAGGAGAAGCAACTGTACTGACTTTTCCACATTACTTGAGACAATGTGGTATAGATTTACCACAATGGTTTCAAAATGTAGATGCAACATACAAAGCAGGTATTGACTTTCCACATTGGAAAAATCCTAAAGGTAGAGTATGGCATCCTTTCTATCTGAACAGATCTTATTTTGATATGAAATGTACTCAATATGATATTTGGGCACAAAAACAAGAACTAGATTACTGCAAACATGCATTACCTTGCTATGAAACTGTGATGGATAATCGAGTAGATATGATGAACAGTTTTGAAACACTTGCATATCACATAGATGCAGGTAAGCTGGTTACTGAATTACAAAACATTTGTAGAAGTACTGTAAAGACAATTAAGAGTGATGTTGTAAATGTAAATAAAGACGAAAAAGGCTTTATAACCAGCCTAGATCTTAAGAATGGTGCAACACATGTATCTGACTTTTACCTCGACTGTACGGGCTTTATATCGCTTTTAAAAGGCCAAAAAAAGAAGGAATTACTTAATACAGGTAGACTGTTTACTAACTCTGCTGTAGCAGGACACGTACCATATGAAGACTTTGAAAAAGAGTGTACACCTTACGTAAAATGCCCTGCTGTTGACCATGGTTGGATATGGAAAATTCCAGTACAATCAAGAATAGGATCCGGATTAGTTTTCAATAGAGACATAACAGATCCTGATACTGCAATGCAATATTTTAGTGATCATTGGAATGGTAGGATCAAACCAGAAGATCTAAAGTTAATTGACTGGACACCTTATTATAGCGAAAACTTTTGGGAGAAAAATGTTGTTTCAATAGGCCTAAGCGGAGGATTTATTGAACCTTTAGAAAGCACAGGATTAGCAAGTATGACATATGGTGTACAAGAACTTGCAAAACAAATACCACAATATGTTTATAATGAAGAAGCTATAGCAAGTTATAATATGTCAATGATGAATTGGTACTCAGATGCTGTAGATTTTGTAGGAAGTCATTATGCAGACACAGAATGGGATACAAAATTTTGGAATTATGTCAAAGAA